CAGCAATACCAATCCACCGTCGGCCATATCGCCAGCTATCTGTATAGACTTGCTCGCTGAGATAGCAAGGGGCGCGACCGTACTGATGTCCAGCGTGCCGGTCATCGTGTCGCCGGCCTTCTTCACGTAGGGACCAGAACCCACCACGTTGAAGTCCCCGGTGACGTTGAAGTTACCGTTGACCTGAGATCCTGCCGAGGACCAGACCTGCTTTGCTACGCCATTGACAGACAACCCCACCTGTGTAGCATCGCGCCACAGACCAGACCCGTTCTGACTGATGAACGCCAGACCGGGGAGGGCTTCTGTACCGTCCACGATGAAGAACGGGGCGATGGGGCCCAACAGGCCGTCACGGGTCAGGACGTTGTTGAGCTGTACCGCGATGTCGTTCATCGTCGGGTTGGCCCAGTTCACGTCAATGATCGTGCCGTCGACAACTGGGTTGCCGAGGGGGAGAGTGTAGTTACCAGAACTGTCGCGGGGCATGATTATTCTCCAGCTGAACCGCCAATACGGGCGCCGACCTGGCCACCGCTACGGATGATCTTCTCCAACTTGGCTTCCCAAGGCTTCAGAGCTTCCTGTTGCGCCTTCCGGGCATCTACCAGCTCAAGGAACTTAGTAGGGTTGAGGAGGGCCTCATCCACAGCCTTGGAGGTCTTGTCGTTGATGGGGCCGAACACCGACTTGATGGTGCCCCTCAGACGCCAGAACGGACCTGCGTTCAGACCAGCTGTAGCCGTGCCCTCCGCGCCGCCGATATTGATGCTTGTCGCCCCAGGGGCCTTGTAAATCTCACGACCCCTCAGCTGGTCCGCAAGCATATTCGCTTGGGCGTTCTCCGGCATGATCGCGGCAGTTGCCCTGCGGAGAGGTGCGGCATCAATACCAGGCATAGCCGTGGGGGTCCCAGACTCTCCGTGGGCGCGAGGGGTCACCGGGATATTGGTCTCTGGCATGAACTTGCTACGGAGCTTCTGGGCGGTCTCAGCCGCCGTGATGGCGTCCTTGGTGGTCCCGTAGCCGCTGATGATGTTGGAGAACTGGCCCTTGCTACGCTCGTCCAGAGTACGCTTGAGGGTGTCCTTTACCAGGCCCATGCCGGGGGCGGAACCGTCAACTGTGGTGTACAACTGGGCTAGGACGCCAAGACTGGTATCTGGGTTGTCCACGGCCCGCAGGATAGAGTCGATCTGCTTGGCAGACGACCCTGTAGCGTCCCCCTGGACCACGTTGGAGTTGCGGAGCTTACGCAGCTCGGTGGAGACCACAGCGCGGTTCTTCTGGCTGAAGGGCAGCTTGTCGAGGAGAGCTTGGCCCTCATTGAAAATCTTGGTATGCTGCCCCTCCAAGGTCTTCAACTGATCCGCCTCGGGAGTGGACCCCTTCAGGACGTTCCACGCTGCCTCGTCCACCGCCTTGTCGTGACCGGCGAAGTCAGACGTACCACGGCTGCGAGCGCCTCGCTCCATAGCCCCCAGCTTCACGCTGCCGGACTCGGCCGCAGTAGTGCGGGGGAGCATAGACGGGGTAGGGGTGCCCAGAGCATCCGCTGCCTTGGACACTTCATCCTTGCCCACGGTGCGCTCGACGGCCCGCAGAGCGCGAGCGGCAGCGGCAGACTCGGTGGGGGACAACTCCTCAATGACGCGATTGACGCTCTTCTTGCCGTACTCCCAGGCCTTGCCCACACCCTTAGCCAAAGCGCCGCCGAACACGGTGCCCTCGGCCGCGCCAAGAGCTTGCTGGCCCTTGTTCTCCGGGGCCAAAGCGGCAGCTGTACCGGCGTTCCCGCCGATCTGGGCAACGATGGGGGCCAGGTACTGAAGGGCCTTGGGAAGAACGTTCTTGGCGACCTCCAGCAGCTTACCCTCGGCCACCGGGGCCATGATGGCTTCCGGCAGAGCTTGGCCAATGAACTGACCTACAGCCCCGGTCGTGCCGGCCTGCTCGACCTTGGTCTTGCCCTCAGCCAACTGAGCCTCGGTGGGGGCCAACGGGTAACCCTTGGACGTAGCATACTCGTTGAGTTTCTTGAACGGCTTGTTCAGGGGGCCCAGCATGAACTTGGTCGTGTCTGCCACCCCCTTGGATGCCAGACTGAGACCATGGTGTAGGCCGCTACGGAACTGCTGCCCCTCGTCTGGACCCTGAGCCTGCGCTGCGTCAAACTTCTGCTGCATAGTCTGCGGCAAGGCAGCAGCTGGCGCAGGGGCGGGAGCCGCGCCGTTGAGCTGCTTGAGAAGCTCAGGGTCAGTTACCGGCCCCGCAGAGGGGCCGTTGAGCTGTTCCAGCAGAGCCGGGTCGGTTACAGGTTTCATTGTTCGTACCACTGACCGTCCTTTTGGACGTATGTCTTACCACCAATAGACTTGGTAGGGGGTGCGGCGGGGGCCGACCCTGGTCGCTTCTCAAACGCAGCCTCCACCCCCGTATGGCCAGCCTTGATATAGCTGTCGCGTGTACGGTTGAACAGGTCGTTGGCGATCCGGGCACGCTCCTTGAGATTGTGGTCGATGGTGTCCTTGTTCATCCCCGGAGAAATGGTCGCGTTCTTCCACGCGGCCTGCTCCCCGGCGCTGAGGGCTGTACCGAACTTCTCGTGGCGCTCAACCAGAGCCGCTTGATTCTCGTAGTCCTTCCACCAGTTCGCTGCTTCCTTGGACTTGGCCCCCGCGAGCGGGTTCCAGGTGCCGGACACGTTGTCGACTGCTCCGCTGAAGCCACCGTAGTCTGGCTTGTACTTCGCGGCCATGTCGGTGATGCCGGTAGCGTTGTTCTCCAGACCGCCAAGCTCCTTCATGACCGTGGTGGAGACAGGCTTGTTGCTTTCCTTGGCCTTAGCAGCCTCGGCCCGCTCACGGGCGGCATCACGACCCATCTCAATGCCGTAGCGCCGGGTGGCATCAGACATCTCAGCGATCTGCCGCTGGAGGGCCAACGACTGGCTCTGCAGGTCGCGTCGCAGCGCCTCGTTGTTCCCAGCCAGCTGAATCTGGGCCTCGATCCGCTCGCGCTGGCGCTCAGCGTCAGACTGGGCCTTAGCGGCAGCGTTGTACTTGACCTCCGCTGCCCGAGCTGCGGCGGCGTCAGCAGCGGCCTTCTGGGTATCCTCGCGGGTGATCTCCGCCAGGGCACCGGTGTTGTATACGCCAGCAGCCTTCTCGTTGCCGGGAATCTCCATACCGGCCAGAGTGTGCTTCAGCACCTGCCCGGTAGTCACCGGCTGCGCGGGTTGAGCTTGCTGAGTAATAGTCTGCAGGCCCGGAATTGCTTCCTCACCCTCCATGCCCGGGGCCATGTACTGTTGTGTCTGCTGCTCCTTGGCGGCGACAGCTTGCGGAAGGGAGCTTGCCCATTGGTCCCGAGCCTTGGTGATCTGGTCCTTGGAAGCCTTCTCCAGCTCGTCAGCCTTACCACCGGCGTATTGACCCGCCAGCTGGTTCGCCAAAGGGGTCAGCTGGGCAAAGATGGACGGAGCAACGTAGTGGCCGCTGACCATTTGGCCCTGGGGGCCGGCCTCCATGCCCTTCTGGCGGAGCATCTCAGCGATCTTCCGCTGACGCTCCGCTTGACTGATGCCTGTTGCGAAGTCCATATCACCACCTCGTTTCTTCGTCAATGTCCTTGCGCCACTGCCGCAGTACGTTCTCCACGACGTTCTTCTGCGGCTCAGGCAGGTTCTTTATGCGACGGATGTTATCCTTGAGATACGCGGTGCAGTCCCAGCAGTCCTGCGAGGTCAACTCGGAGTTGTAGTAGTCAGGGATCAGGTCTGGGCAGTTGGCCCAAACGTACTCCTTGACCTGCTCGCGGGACCACTCCTGGATGGGGAAATAGTACGTGATCCCCTCCTCCACGTGACCATGGCGGATAGGGGACTTGTACTCGTCGCTGTCCCGCTGGCCCCGGTAGACCTCAGTAGCCCCCAGCTTACGGGTAGTGTCCGCCATAGGAAGCCAAATGCCGCGGTTGCAGCACTCGGTATAGGGCTGGTAGCGAACCTCCCCGCCCTGGATGATCTTCCCGATGGTCGTGAACTTGATGGGGATCACATCCACCGGGTGGCCGTACTTGTGAATCTGACGGTCCCCGTACCACTCCACGAACTCCAGATGCGGGTGGGCGTCCTTGACCTTGTTCAGGTAGTCCCTGCGGCTCGGGTACTGACCGTCGGTACTGAGTGTCAGCACGATCAGACCCTTCTCGTTCCGCAGGAAGTGCAGACAAGCCAGGGAGTCCAGGCCACCGGAGAATTGGAGGACTTTGCTCATGATCAGAACGCCATAGCCGCTGCGCCGACCAGTCCGACGACACCGGAGGTTGTAGAGGCCGCACCGGCGTTCTGAGCGTTCGTGGCGCCCAGAGCCGCGTTCTGCTGCTGCGTACCCGCGCCCAGGTAGTCCGTGCCGCCCGCCGAGCCAGCACCCATGAAGGAGCCGAATTGCGGGTTGGAGTACGACTGCATCTGCATCAGCTGCTGAAGGTTGTTCATAGGCTGCTGCTGGAGATACTGCTGCTCCCCGAACTGCTGCTGACGGTTCGCGGAGTTGAGCGCCGCCATCGAGCCCTGCTCACCGAACTGCTGACCACGGAGGGCCATCGCCAGCTGCTGCTGTTGGAGCTGCTGGTTGAACAACTGGTTCTGGTTCTGCGAACCGAACTGGGCCTGCTGGAGGTTCTGGTTCCACGCCTGCTGCTGGTTCTGCGAACCGAACTGGGCCTGACCCATATCCTGCTGGTACCGCTGGTTCTGCTGCGAGTCCGCCAGCTGCGCGCCGAGCAAGCCCTGGGAGAAGCGTTGCTGCTGGCTCTGGTTGCCAAAGTTGGCCTGGTTAAGGTCGGCCTGCTGTTGCTGCATCCGCTGTTGGTCAGCGTAGCTCGCGCCCTGTAGGTTTTGGTTCCAGGCCTGCTGCTGGTTCTGGCTACCAAACTGGGCCTGCCATTGGTCTTGGGCTACTTGCTGGGCACGTTGGGAGTCGGTCAGTTGCGCGCCAAGCAAGCCCTGGCTAAAACGTTGCTGCTGACTCTGGTTGCCGAAGTTCGCCTGGGCCAAGTCCTCGGCGCTCTGTTGACCTCGGGTCTGGTTCGCAAGACCCGCCCGCGACAAGTCCTGCCCGAACAGTTGATTCTGTTGGGAGTTGGCGAGTTGGGCGGCGTTGAGGTTCTGACCAAAGTTCTGCTGGTTCTGACTTCCCGCACGAGCGAATTGATTGCCGTACTCCGTCTGGCCGGCAAGCAAGGCTTGCATCTGGGCTTGCGTGTCGCCGGTATCAAGCCGGGCAATAGCTCGTTGAAAAGCTGGGCTATCCTCTGTGAGTCCTTGGTTCTTGAGGCGCTGGACTTCAGCGTTACGAGCCATCTCACGCTGAGGTGCAAGAAGTCCATAGGTAGCATCCTGAATAGCCTTGGAATTGCCCACGGCGTCCATGTTGAACTGACCCGCACCCTGTAGGTTCCCCATCTGACCGTAGTTCTCCTGGAGCTGACCATAGTCACTATAGCCGCCCTGGAGTTGGCCCATCTGACCGGTGTCTCCGATCTGGCCGAAGTCCTTGTAGCCGCCCTGGAGGGAGCCCATCTCACCGGCTTGGCCGAGTTGACCCCAGTCGCCATAACCGCCCTGGAGGGAGCCCATCTGGCCGGTGTCCCCGATCTGGCCATAGTCCCCGTACCCGCCCTGGAGCTGACCCATGCTGCCAGCCTGGCCAAGCATACCCATGGACCCGCCGTTGACGGCAGAGGGGTCCACGTTCTGGAGCTGGGAGGGGTCGTAGCCGGTCAGACCCTGGAGCTTGGACATGTCGATGGGGTTCCCCATCTGGTCCGTTACCTGACCCATCAGCTGACCCCGGAGGGCGTTCTGTTGGTCAAGCAGCTGTTGGTTGCCCTGGCTCAGGGCCTGCTTCTGGGTCCACGCGCCGGTAGTGGGGTCTTGAGACCAGGACGAGGTGTTCCCGTAGACGTCAACCTGGTTGGGTCGGTTCGCCTCGGTCTGGGTCTTGACGGCCGCTGCGTTGGAGGCAGCGGTCTGCTCCGCCAACTTCGTGTAGTCAGGTGCTGGCGGCGGCTTGCTCTTCTTGCCCATGTGTCTTCTCCTTGAGCCTGAACGGCCTCGTCAAGAATCGGCACTCCCGACGCTCCATGGTCATGAGGACCAGAGCGCCATCCGGGTGGGCACCATGTAGCCGATGTGCTACTTTGAAACCAATATGGTTATTGAACCGAAGCGCGTCAGTGTTGCCTGACGGGACCAGACCAATAACCATGTTGACGTTCATAACATGGAACGGGTAGTGGAACGACGCAAATAGCATGTCCTTGGTAAACCAGTTGCCTTCGCCGGCCACGTGCATCATCACGCTCGCGCCGTTGTAGTTGTCGTACCCCACTACCCCCTTCAACTTACCGTTCAAGTGGTTCCCGATGCACACCATATCAGGGGTAGGGGTCAGGCCAATGGCGTCACATAGCCACCCCTTCATCCACTCCTGATGCTGTGTCTCGGAAATGACCACTACATCCTCGGCGCGTTCGGGTTGAACATCTGGCCACCGGCGGGAGCGCCACGGAGGGCGCTCGACATCGCGCTGGCCTGCATCGGGTTCGTAGGGGCCTGCTGCATCGCCTGGGCGGCGTTAGCAGCGCCCTTCTGGCCCATCTGGTTCAGCGCACCGCCGATACCCCCCATCATCTTGCCCATATCCATGCCCGGGGGCGGCTCCGTGATCGTGACGCCCCCGCCAGGCGTTGCCGTCTGGGTAGGCATCGGGGGCTTCTGCGACATCATGTTATTCAGAAAGTCCATCATAGTGCTCTCCTAGAGAATTCCTGTACCACCAATGAGCGAGTAGTCCGTAGACACCCAGAGAACTTCGGCCTCGGTCTGGGTGACCATCCGCAGCGCGGCGGCTACCCCCATACCCTCAGCCTGTATCCAGCGCTTCTGTACCGAGTCGCCGCCACCCCAGACCGCAGTACCCCAAAGCCCGTAGTTCCACAGGGCAGAGTAGTTCTTGGCCGGCGAGGTCGGGGCAGGTAGGTCTTTGGTGCTGAAGTCATACAGGATGGACGTGCTGAGCGTGATCGGAGCGTTGACGATGAACGTCGGCCGATACATGCCCACCTGCTTCTGGGTCGCCAGCTGTCCCAGGTAGCTGTAGGCCTGCATGACGCTTGATATGACGCCCTTGCCGCCCGTACCGTCGAGCTTCACCCCGTCGATGTTCCCGGCCCAGGCTGCGAATACACGTCCATCGTAGCCGCCAAAGAAAGGGCTGGACCCAAATGCGGCCCAGCAAACAGAGTCCATCCCAAGGAACTCCGTCCAAGCACCCGTGATCTGGTTCGCCGCCAACTGGATGTTACCCCCTGCCGTCACCGAAGGGACGTTCAGGATCAGCATGTTGTCCTTGGCGAAGTACTTCAGGTCCCAACCGAATAGGGTTGAGTACGAGGAAGTCAGCTCAGAGATCAGGAACTGAATCTTCTTCGTGACAAACAAGTCCTCCCGCTGGGTCACCCGCGTCGATACGAGGACAGCGGCCATGGACACGATACCCTGCTGGGTGAGGATCACGTGATCCCCGCCCGCCTTGGTATGGGCCCTGCGACCGGCCGTGGGGGCACCGATGAAGTAGACACCTGAGAGTAGCCAGGCCTGGTCGTCCTCTGGGTCTGTGCCCTCATAGACCGCAACCTCGCCTCGTGACGATACTGCGAGCAAATGGTCTGTAGCGCCGCTTCCGTCATCAACAGTCCACGTAGCGAGGAACTGGAGGAACCCACCTCGGCCGAACAGGGGGCCGAAGTTGTATTTGAGAAAGGTGCCTTGTAGAGCGTCAGGGGGCAGGAACCAGCCATTGGTCGTGTCCTTCTCCACCACCCAGAGGCGATGCTGGTGGACGATGGGGGAGACAGCCACGCGGGGGTCAATACCAGCCCAGGTGTTGGGGGCGATGCCGTCGCCGGCCACGATGACGTCCGCCCCGCCCGCGTTGTAGATGATGCCGTCATCGAACCCGTTGAGCGCAATGAGGTTGTTCCCCGCCGCGTTCGACAAAGTGACCGTATCCCAGATGGCGTTGGTCAAACCGGCGGTGAGGGGAGCACCTACCGGGCCGGGGGTCGTGATGTCGTAGATGCCCAGACCTGACCAGGCGAACAGCTTCTGCTCGCCGGTGACGTCTGCCCAGGTGGCGATGGTCTCCACCGCCGAGGGCATGCCGGTAGCCCACTCCAGGTAGCCCTTCCGCACGGTACAGCCGTAGGGTTGGGGCCACCAGTTCTGGAGGATAACCGCATCCGTCTCAGACATAGCTGCCAACGAGTCATAGGCGTTGATGCCGCCGATAGGGGCAGGCACGCTAGTGACACCGTTGACGGCCTTTACAGGCTCCTGGAAGAATGAGGTGAGCACGGTTACTCCACTTGCCACGAACCGTCAGGGACGGACCATGGGCCCAGGTACTGGCTGGTGTAGCGCGGGCTCAAGGACAGAATCTTCGCCCCCACGTCCTTGCCGGTAAGCGAGTTGAACACTCGCATGAAGTCGGCCTGGACACCGGTGGTCGGGAAGCCCTTGAGCTCATAGAACTTGAACTTGACGAATTTGATCAGCAGCCACTGGTTGTACAGCAGGATGTCGCCGTCAGACGTGATCATATCAGCGAAGCTGACAGGTTCTGTCGACTTCTTCACCCAGAGCTTGGTCACGTACTCCATGGCCATCGTGACGGCAGGAGTGCCGGGAACCGGCCAGAGCTTGAACAGGTTGTCCGCCACGCGGAAGCGCTGACGGGGCAAAGCAGCCACGAGGGAGCCCTTGAGCCATGCCCATTCCTGGGGGCTCTTGGGGCCAAGCAGCGGCCAGTGGTCCGTGCGGTCCCACTGGGTCTGATCTCGGAAGTAGCTCCAGTCATCCGGCAGGGGGTAGTCACCCTGGTCCGGTACGGTCTGGAACTCCCACTCCTTGGAAAACTGCATCCAAGGGTAGTACAGCATCAGCTCGTTCCCCGCCGAGTTCAGCAGGGACAGGAGCTGGATGGACTGTACGTCCTCGATGCCTGTGATCGTGGCAGGTCGGGGCAGACCGAGCTCACCGGCAACCTGCTTCAGTACTTCCAGTGCAGACCAGTAAGCTACGGTCATGTGACCCCCTTATGCCTTGGCAGGCACCTTGTTAGCCTTC